TCGGCGCGGGTCGGCGGGGCGTCGTCTGCGGGCATGGGCTTGGGTTCCGGGGCTGCCTCGGAAACCTCGACCACCTCGGCCTCGACCACCTCCTCGTCCCACGGCCCAGCCTGGTCGCAGGCCGTCCAGACGTTCAGGTGCCATCCATCGGCCAGCGCCGCCTCGACCTGCTCCATCGTGTTGCAGGCCAGCGTCGAGAACGTCGTCGCGTTGCCGTACCTGTCCAACGGGCCAGGCCAGGTGCCGCCGCGCTTGTAGAGGATGGTCGGCAGTTCGACGCGGATCATTTCTTGCCCTTCTTGGCCGTCTTGGCCGACTCACGGAATGCGGCGGCACTGGGCGCGCCCTTGGCGCCAGGCTTGCGCATCTTCTCGCCACTGCCAGCAGCGATGCGCTCGCGCTTGGCGTTGATGTTGGCGTACAGGCCTGCAGGCTTCTTCACTTTTTGCCCTTCGGTGCAGGGCCTGGGCCTTTGCTTGGCTTGCCGGCCTTCATGGCCGCCGTGCGAGCCGTGTTCAGCGCGATGGCCACGGCTTGCTTCTGCGGCTTGCCGGAGCCCATCTCCTTGGAGACGTTGGCACTGATCGACTTCTGCGAGTAACCCTTTTTCATCGGCATCTCAGTCTCCAGATGTGAAAACGCGGGCGGCGGCCGGGAGCCCCCAACCCATACCGCCCGCGTTTAACTCGCGCCTATCAACGCTGCTGGTGAGCGCCGACCCAGTCCACCGTCATCGACCGCGCCACCGCCGTGCCGTTCTGCACCAGCAGGGACAGGCGCAGTTCGCCGGTCGGCAGGTTGGCCAGCGAGGTCGCCTCACCGATGATCTGGCGGTTCTGGGTGTAGAACAGCTTTGCGCCATCGTAGTAGAAGCCGACGTTTACGTAGGTGTCGTTGGCCATCACGATGCCGGTCGTCACCACCGTCTCGGTCGAAGACGCCTCGATGACGAGGTTCAGCGCGGTGGCGGTGGTCAGGCGGCGGAAGTACACGCCATCCGACACGCCACCCTCGGGGTCGGTGTCCGTGACGTACAGGCCGATCATGGTGTCGGCCAGCACGTTGTCCACCTTGAACCGAGCGTCGAACCACAGCGCCTTGCCACCCGTGAACTTGAAGCACTCGCCGTTGGTCTTGCCGAGCTGCAAGGCGTGCTTGTCGTTGTCGGCCGCCGCGTTGGTGAACACCACCGTGCCACCCACCTCGTCGCCCGACAGGTCCGTGCCCGCGCCCGTCTCGGTGATCGTCCACGTTGCCGAGTCGTACTCTACGAAGTCCGTGAAGTACCCGAAGAACGACGGGTTGCCAATCGGTGCGTCGAACACGACGGCGCCCATCGGGTTCGCGTCGACGTTGTAAAACACCTGATTTGGGCCGGCCTCGATCTTGATCACGCCGCCGCCCGTGAACGGCCCGAAGCTCTTCTCCTCGTCGGACACGGTGCCGAGCAAGGTGTACGAGTTCGGGTAGTTCGGGAATCCAGCCTGCCGGTAGACAGACGCCGGGTTGCCCGGACCCGTGGTGCGCACCGCGATTGCCTGGGTGGCAGTCAGCGAGACTTGAACCTCGCCGTGGGGGAAAACAATTTGCTGTGCCATGTCGGTTGCTCCTGGTGGCTCAGTTGAACATCAGCACGCCAGCCATTTCGGGCTGCTTGCACACTACACCGAAGAGGCAGTCCAATCGGTACTTGGTCTTCATGTTGTTGATGTCGTACTGCTTCGTCATAACCAGTTCAATGCCCTGGTCGGTAGAAGCACGCATCACGGCCGCACCGGCATCGGTCGGAACCGCATAGCGACCCGGCAGAATCTCGATGGCGTCCTTGTGCCAGAAGCAGTTCAGGTACGAGGCCGTCGTGTTCAGGAACGTGATCGCGGCGGTTGCCGAGGTCGAAGTGATCCGGCAGTTCTGGTACTGCGCGGTCGAATCGACACCGGCCTGCGCCGGGATCAGCGGGGGGCTGATCACGAGCGTCGTGGTAGACGGCACGGCAATCACGCGGAAGGTCTTGGGCTGGCCCGTGTCTTCCTTGGTGATCATGTGGACGGCGTTGACGTTGGCAATCGTGAACGAGTCGCCCACCGCGACGCTCGTGGTCGAGTTGACCGTCACCGTCTGGAAGCGGTTGTCCACGTTGCTCGTCTCGCCCGTGGCCGAGGTCGTGGTGGACTTCGGGGTGTAGTAGTTCCCGCCCGCTGCCGTCGTGTTGATCTGGATGCCGGCACCGGCCGCCGCAGCCTTGCGCTGCGCGTAGTCCAGCTTGTAGGTGCCGAAGCTCGCGATCTGGCCGACGAAGGCCCGACGCAACGCGCTGTCGGAGATGTCGTTGCCGAAGCTGCGGGTGTTCTTCGCCAGATCGGACGCCATGCCGTTGTAGTCGCGGGTGCTGAGCGCGAGGTAGCGGTCCTCCATCGGGACGCCCGTCTCGTTCATCACAGCCTCGACCAGCGCCACGTCATCAAAGCCAGTGGCGGCTGCACGCTTGATCGCCAGCGTCCCCTGCTGGCCTGCAACGGTCAGCACGGCGACGTTGATGTCGCTGGCAAGCTTCTGCTTGGCGGCATCGCCCAGGCGACCCTCTTGCAGCGCATCACGCAGCTCGGTGGCCGACATGATCCACGGCACCGACTTCTGATAGCCGATGGTGGCCGGGACGGTCAGTTGGGTGTAGTCGTCAAAATTGCCCGTCATGTCCGTGCCGTTGTACGACACAGCGATGTACGGCATCGGGCGCCAGATGACGTTGTTGGTGCGCTCCATCATCGTCTGGTCGGTGTTGTAAACCGCGACGTTGCGAGACAGGACAAGTGCGTCCTGGAAGCCTTCGAGAAGGTCTTCAAACGCGACGCGCTCTTCTTTCGAGAATGAGTTGGCCATTGTGGGCTCCGAGATGAGTGAGATATTGCGGACTGCTCCGCGCCTGCTTACTCACCCCGTTGGAGTCGGGCGGCCACTCTGTGTCTTGTCACTGCCGACTTTGGGCTGGCGAAACCCGAATGGCGCCAAATGTACCACATCCGGCGCGTGGTGCAAGAGCCTAGCGGGCCTTGGCTTTCAGTTGCTGCTTGTACCGGATGACCTTGGTCATGTCACCCGTTCGGGCGGCATCCTCGCGCAGCCGTTCCAGCGTGCTGTCTGACGTTCCACTGACAGGCGCAGTACCGGCAGGCAGGCTGCGCTCGGGCGCGGGGGGCTTGGTGCGTGGGGTGACTTTCAACTGTGCCTCCAGTTTCGCAACGGCGAAGGCGAACTTCACCGGGTCAGTGATCGCGGCCAGCTCCTTGGCCTTCTTCGGGTTCTTGCCCAGCGCGTAGACCACCAGGGCGGGATTCTCCGCGCCTTGCAGCACCACGCCTTGCTGGGTGACGTTCAGGGCCTGCTGCACCGTGTGCTCGGCATCGTCGAAGTCGCGCACCTTCAGATCGGCCTTGGCCTTGCCGTAGCCGTCGAGCTTGGCCTGCCAGGCTTTGGTCTGTTCCTCGACCTGGCGCTGTGCTTCGCGCTCGGCCTTGTCGGCCTGCTCCTTGCTGCGATACCAGGACTCCAGCGCGGTTTCGTACTTGTCCGTGTCGTAGTCGTGGTCTTCGAGTTTCGGCTTTGGGCCAACCACGGGCTTCGGCGTGGCCGGTGCGGCTTGCTCGCGGGCCTCATAGTCGCGCACTTTCTTCTGCAGTTCCCGGTGCTGCTTGCGCAGCTCGCGCACCCACTCAGGCGCACGCTCGGTTTCGTCAGGCGGGGGTGCCTCGTCGCCGATGCTGACAGTTACCTCGTCGGCCGGCTCGTCGTCTGGTGCGGCCTCGGCATCAGGCGCGGGGTCGGCGTCGGCTTCGGGTTTCTCGGGTTCTGCTGCGTCTGGCGTGTCGCGCTCGTCGTCGCCATCGTGGACTTCGGTGGTGCCGTCAGGCTGCGTGACTTCGATCTTGATTCCCATTGCTTACCTTCTCTCGCGCATTACCGGCTGCGCGGTTGCCGTCTGACAGCGAATCCCGTCAATCATCCAGCATGGCGATGGCCAGAATCATGGCCACCTGAGCGTCCCGCTCCTCGACAATGACGCGGGCCAGTTGCATGTGCGCCTCAATCGAATCCCGCGCCATGTCGTCAGCGTAGGAG